CAATCCTTGGATAGGTGTTGTGCTTTGTTTTGTAAAATTGTCAACACCGTATTTTTCAAGCAAAGTCTTGATGCTTTTCTCTTGATCTTCTGATATATCCCCAGCGATTTTCAGCTTGAAGACGTACTTCTTCTTTTCAAATGATTCAGTAATATAATCTTTTAAAGTTTTCATAACTCTATGACCCTTTGATTTATTTATCTATGTTTTTTAACTTTTGCAACAGGCTATTCCTGTCAGTGACCACGAATCCTTTGCCCTCAACTAGGTTTCCATCGTCCCCATTCTGCTTCTGATCTAGGGCTTGTTTTTTGAGCTGTAATTCAATCATTTTAAGTTTTTTGTCTATTTTAGCAGATTTAGCTTCAATAGCGTTTTTCAGCATACTGCTGGCTACTTCAAATATTCTTGACCCGTAACGTGCTTCTACATTCATGCCTAAATCCATGAGATCATCATAGGCATCTGTGGCTCTTTGAGCTAGAGCATCCAATTCGTTATCACTTAATTCGCCCAATCCTTTGACTTGGGGCAGTGCAGAGCTAATTTTGTCAAACTCTTCTATAGTGCGAATTCGTTGTTCTGCGGTCTCCTGAACTTCCTCAGGTTTGATTATTTCTGCCGATATTTTCTTATCTGGGTTTGGTGGCAGATCTAGTAGTTCTTCAAGTTTCTTTGTCATCTCTTACTTTTCTTTGGATTATGGAATATGTCTTGCTCATTAATTATCCTAAAGACAATTCCGTTTTGTTTACACCAGGCTCCTGCCGCCGCCCACTTCGCTTGATTTTTTACATATTGTGCTTGATTGTAAACGTTTTTACCGACACGCTCCTTAAGCATTTGACTAGCAGGTTTAATTTCTACCAGTTCAGTTCTTTTATTGCCATGCTTGTCTTCATATTGAATTAAAAAATCTGGTACATAAACAGTTTGTCTGCCAGATAAAGGATCTTGATAAGGTATCTTTACACTTTCACTGGCCCAGTTTGTGATGTTGGGATGACTGTCACACATATTCATAAAAGTCCACTCCCAACTGCTACGATATATAGGTTCCCTACCTCCTACATACTTTGAAGGATTTTTTAAAAGAAATTTACCTTTAGAAAAATTACCTAAACTCATGCTCTTATATTTCTTTGTACCAAGTTAATAGGATTAGTTTTGTAAATGATTCCAAGACTACTAGTTTTTACTCTATTATAGTTCATTATACTTAATAAAAATTCATTTAGTTGTAATGGATTATAACCCTTTAACGAATCAATAATTTCTTGTGGTTTGTAATTACTTTCTTTGGCAGTTTTTAAAATAATGTAAGTTATGTTTTCTGCCGCAGATGATTCAAAACCTTTACTTTCAAAAAATCCTTTTAAAAGATCAATATCTTCAACTGCCAAATCAATTGGCTTAGAATAATAATTGTCAAAATATTTAACAACTTTTTGAAGACTATTTTTGTCTAAACTGTTAGGTAAATTATTATATGTTGTCATAATTAAAATAGGCCGTTTATTGATTCAAAATTATTAACAGCAAATTTAGCTATTTCAAAAGTCCATAATGTCTTCGCCGCCACAGTTGCATCTTCTAATGTTCCATTATCAACTAAAACTTGGTTAGCGGCTTTAGAAGCATTTTTGTTAATAGCCACTGTTAATGACTCTGGCATTCTATCGTATACTTTCTTTAATTCTAAATTTGTTAGTAAAGAAGTTAAAACAGTTCTAACTATTGAATCTGATTCATCAGTTGTGTTTAATGTACTGGCATTAGATTCTACATAATATGAAACTGTACCGCCACCAATTAATAGTCTTGCTGCCGCTGATGAAACAACGTCAGGATTGGACTCACTTTCATAAATTTGAGTTACCGCTTTGGCAGCTAAATCATATAATTCATTTTTCTGTGATCCAGACAAATTATTATATGTTTCCACTAGGTATGTGTTTTGATTTCTTTGTAACGCATCAATAGCATTATTGACTATTGCAGTATTATTTAAATTTACATTCGTTGCAACGTTAGAAGTTGAAATTAATATTCTATTTTGTTCTAATGGTGCTGTTTGTACATTTACTGCTCTAGGACTTACATTTGATCTATTGGTTGCTTCAGTGTAAAATTCGCTAAATGTAGGTCTTGGCACTGACAATCCTTGAACGGCTCCAGTGACCCCATTTACTAATCCAAAACCAATAGAATTGATCGTAGCGTTTCTTACTTCGGCATTAACCACATCTTGATTTAAATTATTTGCATTATTAATAAGACGTATGCCTCTAAGTATAACGTCTAATCCGCCTCTAGCATCTGCATTTGGATTATCTTTCATGTCCTGTAAATCTTGGAATAGGCTTGTTCCATCTGCAATTAAACCATTAGGGCCATATAGTCCGCCACTAAAACGTCCAAATATACCACCTAATGGACTTGGATCTAAATCATAATGTAAATCAGTCCATCCACTAGGATTGAATCTAGTAACCTTACCTTGCCCCATATATAGTCCTTCATATTCAATAGTAACATTATGTTCTAATGTTGTTTTTGAATCAGAAGCAAGAGTGTCCATGTTCCAACTTCTTATTTTTGGATTTACTAGAGTATGTAAGAAAAATTGTTTTCTACTTAATTGATAAATTTCAATACTGCGTAGAACCGGTTCAGATGCATTAACATCTAAACCGTAACGAGCAGGATCTGTAGTGTTAATAAAATTTGAATCAGCAGGATTAGATCTTTCTAAAAGTTGCTGTTGTGTTACTGGCGTAGGCTGTTGATATCTATTTTTTGGATTAGTAGGTATAATTCCAGGAGCGGCATTGTTGCCACCATAATAACTATCTGCGCTATGATACTGATAATACATTTGCCAAAATTCTCTTACCAAACCTTTATTATCATCATGTAAAACCATAGTGATTGGTTGATATGTTACTTTAGAATAGAATGGTTGCTTTTTGTTGTAGACATTAATAACACCACCGTCAAATGATATTTTTGGTAAGTCACATTTTTTAACCAACATGCCTAATTCTAAATCTTGTCTACTACTACGCCATGCTTCGCCGTCCGCAACTTTTGGATTTAATCTAAAACGGACAAAATATAAAAAACCATGTTTAGGCGCTAGCCTATAGAAATTCTGTACAAACAATCTATTGGCGTGTTTGTAATCTTTTAAGTTGGTGTCTGATAAATCACCGCTGATACTGTTAAGAAAATTGGTAAAGATATTGGCCATAACGATATTTATCCATTAAAAAAGCCCAGAATAAATCTGGGCTTTTGATCCGCTCCCGTGTCTCTTAACCAGTTAAACTAGTACGTAGCTGTCTACCTACGAAAGTACCAATACCATTTGGATTACCTGCGCCATTTAATTGTAGCGCATTATCGTATTGAATTGCCATTGTAATGTCAATTGGAGTACTTTCTGCGTATGTTAATTCGTTATAGTTAATATCAGTTAAGAAACAACCATATAACTCAAATGTTTCTAATACGCTTGGATCCTGTGCCCCATTACCGCCATCTAAAATCTCAATTCTCATTGTAAACTTGTAGTCGCTACCTGAAGATGCGCTTACTTGTTCTAACATATCAAATTGTTTTTGTACATGCTCACCTACTAGGCGACTAACTTGACCATTAACATCGTCACGTACTGTCATATTGATTGGTTGCCATGTATGCTTACCAGCATAGAAAATCTTGCTGTTGTAAACATCCACAGTCTGCATATCAAACTGAACGTTTGGACGAGCAACTGTCATAACTTGTTTTGTTAGTTCAGTTGTTGGTTTAGTAACGCCAAAGTTATCCATAAGTACACGGAATCTGTACTTGAGCTTAGGCATTAGTAAGCCTTGGCTTGTTGCGCTTTGGCCACCTGGAATAGGTACTGTAAATCTACTTAAACTTGAAATTGCCATTTATAGCTCCTTAATTATTGACGTGACTTAATATCGCCTACATTCTTCAATCTTAGAGGAATGTAAATGAACTCAACTGCTTTGACTGGTTCAACAGCAATATCAACATAAAGTTGATTATTACTAATCACGCTTGGTGTGTTGTTTGTCTCATCGCACACTACGATGAAGTCATATATACCACGCAAACTGACCAAATCTAACATTAAACTTTCACAAACGTTCTTAATCTCGCTACGTGTTTGTTTATCATTTGGTTCAAACAAGAATGGTTTAGTAATAATGCCTAACTGTCTACGTAAGTAGCTTACCAAACGTGCTACGTTGATTCTATCTAAACTACTGTTTACACCTGTCTTTGTATATTGTCCAAATGCTACTAAACCAGCGCCTGGAATATTAGTAATTGGATTAATCTTAACCTGTGCCATTTGATCGCGGACACCTTGATTCAAACTAACTGGAATAAAGCTACCATCTTTCAAATAACCAACTGATGTTGCGTTTGTAATACCACCACGACGTGTACCAGCTGGGGCAAACCATTGGAATGCCTTTTGATCACTTACTGCGATTGTACGCAACATCATGTGACTTGCAGGAACAACAACGTTACTACCAGTTAGGTCAGTTGTTAATCCACTTGGATAGTAAACTGCTAAGTGGTCACTGTTTGTGTGCAACCCTTGCTCTCCATCAATACCAGTATTAAAATAATCTGTTCCATAGTTTATTAGTGAGCTTGCATTACTTTCTAAACGTAATGGTGTATCACCAACTACTAGTGCAGTTCCATTTCTACTACTGTTCAAATTAACCATATCACTGATTAATTCTGGATATCCTGGGCAAGCAATTAAGTTGAAGAAAATATTATCTTCATCTAAAATACGTTGGTTTGTATTAACAGCAACTTTTAATTGACCAACAACGTATGCTCTTTGTGCCTTACGTCCAAAATATGAAACTTGATTTAGATCAGCGCCGCTGATACTTACCCAACGATCTGGGAAGTAACTAGTCATTGCTTCATCAAAAATTGTATTTCTTTCAGAAGTGTTAATATAATTGCGCTTGTACTGCTTGATGTTAAATCCACTTCTGCGAGTATTCCATAATAGCATACCACGTGGATAAGCCGCTGGATCTGGACAATCAAAATCAACAAAATCACTACTTGCCAGTGCATCAATAGTTGCTGGTGCAGTTGCGCTACCACTTGTAGCCCAACGTGCGTCTGCAAAAATAATACCATATTGACTTGTATGATCAGTTACATCAACTGCGTCCCAAGTTTGACTTGTGACATTCCAACGCTTAATTGTACGACCATAATTGTCTTGGCTGCTGGAATCAACCCAAATATCACCCTCATTACGACCAACATTAGATGGTCTTGTTGCTTGTACTAATACTTTAGCAGATGCATATACCTGTTTAAGTCCTTTCCAGCGTGTTCCATTGTGTACCATAATATCAACTTGATCTTGATAGGTTGCGTACCAAAGTTTTCCATCTGCTGGAGCATCTGTTGGCTGTGTAGACTGTGGGAAGTAACCATCACCAATTGATGCTAGTGGGGCCCAATTACTAATTCTTAATTCATAAGTAGTTCCTGTTGGACCAGTATAAACATTAGCCAATGTGTTATTGAATCCTAAAGTTCCCCATGTTGCGCCATCTAAATATATCTCGCCGCCTTCAGCATGTGTCAATACTAGTTGACCATCAACATAGTCAGCTGTAACATTTACTAATGCACTGTTATTAATAGCTGTTCTTAAACTATCTAAACTTGTTCCTGTTGTAATACTTACTACATTTAAAGTTGATGTATTTTTAACAGTTTCTGCAATACCCACTGTTGCACTGACAATAGTTATGTTTGAAGCAACTGTTACTGCGGCTCTTGTTGAGCCAGAATTCTTTCTATACATTAGTTTAAAACTACCAATTCCATTTTGTTCAAAATTAGCGTTTACAAACAATGAACCAACAGCTAAACCACTGCCACCGTTTAGTGGATCCATCTTGTATAAAGCTTCAACTGTACCTGAATAAACTGGAGCATCTTTTGTTTCAAATAAACGTGTATCGCTGTTAAAGTTTTTAACAACCCACTTAGCACCCAAATTAAACTCAGTAGTTTTAAACCAAACACTACCATTTGGTCTTGGAGTAGCGTCTGTGCTAGTCCAAAATGGTAATTTGGTATGGTCACTAAACTGTACAGCAGGTGATCTGTATGAACCAGCAACAATACCAATATCATCTGATGCAGAAGTAGCACCAACTTGTAATAGTGTTTCTGGATCACTTCCTGGTCCAAACACCACTGCGACATTTGTATTTGTTAAAATTTCAAACTTGTTACCATTAACTCTCGCACCAACTGAAGTGATACCAGCAGTGTCTAATGCGTCATTGATTTCT